CTTGACTTCAGAGTAATTAGAAAAAGCCTTTGGGAGCTTAACTTCTATCCTTACATCTTCACCTTTGTAAATCGCTGGCATATTAAGTAACAATTGATTTATTATTATTATTATTATTATTATTATTATTCCCCGTAAGTGCCGCCTCCTCATGCGAAAAGGAGGCGGCACGTGGGGTTAGCCCTGACCCCTAATTAGGGAGTGGGACAAGCCGGATCGCCGTCGCAGTCGAGCATATCCTTAGCGCGATTGACGCAGCGGATATGGCGAACAACGAAACCAAGCTCGGGGCGCTCAATCTTGGCGCCGTAAGCGTAGAGGGCGCGGAAGAAGCCCGTGGAACCGTCGATGTTGCTTTCGCGGTCAGGAATGTTCCTCCACACGAACTCGCCAGCCCAGCTATAAGCGGGGTTGTAGGTCATGCCACCACCTTGACTGGTCCTCGGAAGAGGAGTGAGGATTTTCATCACGTCTTGGTGATAGATAACGGTGTCCGTGTATTGCGCGTTCTTATACTCTGCGCTGATGTTCCACATCACTCCGCGAGAAGTATTGCTCGGAGCGTAAGGATAGCGACGAACCCATGCGCCAGCAACGAGGTCGTAGCGCGGGGGAAGTTCTACAGTGTAGAACTGGAACCCGCGAAGGATGCTGTTGAGGCCAGGGGCCGAGAGCATCGGGTTGGCGTCGCCAGTCGTGCCCATGTAAGCGTAACGGAAATCGTCACGCACATTCGCGTCCTGCTTCTTGAGGTCGTTGAACGTGAAACGCTCGCCGACAACGGCGTAAATCGGGGTGGTCTCGTCAACGCGCTTGTGCGGGTTGAGTGAACCACCCTCGTATCCGAGTTGCTCATAAATAGCTTCGAGGACGCCCCAGGTAAGCACCGAGTTGGGCGCGGTAGTCCCAAACGATGTCGTGGTGGGGTCGTAGCCAGTGGTTGTGCAACGCGCGACCGATTTGTAGCGGCAAGCGTCGATGTATTCGTCCTGGTAAGTATTGGTCCAAACATACTTGGTGTTTTCAGAAAGAACACGAACCACGTTCTTGACCTGATCCTCAACCTGCCAAGCGAACTGAAGATCGTCCAAGCAGATGTCGGGCGAGTTCAGAGCCGCTTTTTTGAGGCTCATGGTGCGAACCGTGATGCCGAAAGAATCAATCTTCTGGCCCACCACATAGCTTCCACCGCCAAGGGTTCCAGTGCGATTCAGAGGGCCGGTTGCGGCACCGCTGTCAAGATTGGAGTTGGTCGGACTGGCTGCATAGGTGCCGGTCTTGGTGGCGTCGTTACCGTCGCCGCCAGAGGATGTCCAGTTGGAGAAGGTCACGCCCCCAGGAGTCGTGGTTGCGCTCGAAGAGAGCGAACGCTCGTAGATCGGGTATGAAACTTGAGTGCCTTGACCGTCCACCCATTTATCTTTAGGGAGATACTTGAGGTAGAAGTCAGAGGTTACGATGTTTTTAGCGACGTTGTTACGAATGAGTCCGCCCCACTCGATGAACAATTGCTCGATGTTTTGTAGTGCTGCCATAGTTTTAGGTTAAGTTGACTGTTGGTTTTTGCGGCTGTTCCCTAGCCGCTGGGGTTGCCCTCGTTTCCCGCCGAGAACCTAGCGTCAACATGCAGTTTAACCGGCTGCAAGCACCGTCGATTAAGTATTAAACTACCAGTTTCATAAAGTCAACATAAAATTTTTTATTTTAAGTTGGCTTTGATTGCCTCTAGAAAATCATCGAACTCTGCTTTCGTCTCTACAGCAGGGACACTAGCTCCGCCGCCTGCTTTGGGCGTGGCAGATTGATACTTCTCTAGGGCTTTTTCCATCTGCTGATATTGATTAAACAAAGCTACAAACTGGCCGTAAATCAAAGGAGCTACAGCGGATCGAATCGCCACACGCGCGCTAGCATCAGGAGTCAAGCTGGCAAGATCGACTTGTTGTGCAAATTGCTGTGCTTGCTGCAACTGATTATTCCACTCATCATCGCCCTCCACGGGCTTCAACAATGGAACTGCTTCCTGCGCTTCAGCCCAAATTTTAGATAGATTTTGAGCATACTGTTTTTGTGACTCTTCTTGCTGCTGTTTGAGTTGTTCTTGACGGTAAGATTCTACCTTCTCCAAAGCTGCTTTAGCGTTATTTACAACTTTTTCCCTTACATTCTCGATCTTGGCATAGCGTCGTTGAGCCTCGTAAAGCGTCCACTTGTCCGCGTCATTCATGCTAGAAGTAAGATCAGAAATCTTATCAGTCCTTAAAGACGGGTCTTTCTCCGAAAGAGCTTCGATAACTTCACTCTCCTTTAGCTCATACTTTTTAGCTAATTGGCTCGCCAAATCACGGATTTGCTGCATTGGCCGCACTACAGACTCTTTGAACTCGTTAGTGGCTTCAACGCGAGAAAGCGTCAATTCTCGCTCCTGTTCATCCACAATTTTTTTAAGACGTTCAACTTCTTCAGGGTTAAATTCAACTTTGGATTTTTCAATGTCAGCTAGTTTAGCTTCAAGCTCCTCGCGCTTGGCTTTTTCAGCCTTCCAATCTTTCTTCATGTTGACCGCCCACTTTTTAAGTGAGTCAGCCTCTCGGGGCATCTCGTCTGTATCGTCGCTTGACTTGGCTTCGGGCGGCCCCTCCAAATTTTCAGGCGCTTTTTTAGACTTTCGCCCGCGCATCTTTGAAATAGCTTCCGCCGTAGGCACAACAGTGTCCTCACCGGCTTCGGTTTTCTGCTCGGTTGAAGTTTCGGATTTTGATTCTGGCGGGGGCGGATCAGATGGGGGCGGTTCTGCGCTTTCAGTCAATTTACTAATCGGCTCCCCAGAGCGCAATTTAGTAAACGCTTCTGCCAGAGAGGCAGCAGCGTCGGCTTCAGGTTGAGCAGGGGGTTGTTGGTTTTCTACAGGTTGGGCTGGTTGTTCTTGTGTCATAAATCAATCTTCACTCACGAGGTTGGGCATCAATTCAGTGTCATTTTTGCGGGGTCGCATTGGTATGCCGAGTGCTAAAAGCGCGTCTAAAGCATGAAAAAATCCTTCCCTCCTTGCGTTTTGGTGGCTGTTCCATTCCGAAAAACCTACTTCTTTTGGGGGCGCAATTTCCCTGGGGCAACCCAAGTCTCGAAGTGCTTCAATGGCGACTTTCATTTCAGGTTTAGCAAGTAAATCAGCGAAAGAGGCGCAGAGAGCTTCGTTTTGTCTAAAAACTTCAACAGTAATTTTCATACTACCATTTCCCTAAAGGGCATTGAGAGGAACCTAGCACTAATTTGGCTTTCGTAGAACACCCACATGCAGTGCATTTACCGGTTCCCCCAAACCCGTTAGAATTCCACTTGTCACACTCTTTACAAATACTATACCTAGACTCAATAATTTCTTTATTGGCAATTGGAAACCCTTTAGAAGCCCAACGCGCAGCATCAGAAATAAACTGCGAAATCTTGTTCTCCATATTCAAATACCTGCGGAAACAGTCGTTTCGATGTAGCCGTCCAAAGGCACACCGTAATACTCATCCAATTGCGGAGTCCACTCCAAGCCCAAAGACCCTAAAGGAGCCAAGCTCTCTGAAATCCACAAAACTATACCGTTATGCTTAAAATCATAACCTAATGTTTGGGGGTTAAAATAAAACCCAGGGCTATCAACAAAACCCTCTTTAACCCACACATCTTCACCGCCGTATCTGCCATTCTTAAAATATACCCCCGAAAACCCGATTCGGTCCATCGAAGGGCTTGAAACAGTCAATTTTGGCTGCGCAGTAACACTTAGAGAGCTAACAAAAGTCCCGTTCCACTGTGAAATTTGCGGTAGCCATTCACTTATATCCGCAGGGGAAGTAGAGGCTTCCCCGACCGGGCTTAAATAAAAAACCGTGCCCCACTTGAGTTCCCACCGATTATCAGAAGTCCATCGAAAAGCTGGCTGATCCGGCGGCTCGACTCCATCTTCACTCGTGGAATACGCAAAACTATCCCCATGCACCCAAACATCTTTTCCGTTGTAAGTTCCGTTGCGCACATAAAGTCCTTTGAGGCCCAATCCCGACACATTTACATAAATTTTCTGCTGCGCGGGGGTAGTTTCCATGCCATCCGGAAGATTCGATGGGGACGGAGCTTGCTGCGGGTTCCCGGGGACGGAGCTTGCTAAAATGACGCCATTGCCGGTCGTAGCAAGAGTTCTGTTTCGGACTGTAATTTCAATGTCCGATGAAGTCGTAAATTGTAGTTGAACTTTTGTTTGATCTGACGGCAATGTAGAGTCTTGTGCAATGGTCGTAACCGTAATAGGCACGAGCGGAGTTCTCTGAATAAAAACCTCTTGCGCAGGGCGATCGTTGGCCGCCTGGTTAAAAAAGAATACATCAATGCCGTAAACAGAACCGGCTCCGCTCAAATCAAGCGGTATGTATTTCACTACAGGGTTATCGGTGTTTTTAGGTATTAAGTAAAGATGACCGCTGTCCGCGCGCCAAGTATTTACACGGGGGCACCTCCATCCGCCAGGGTCGGTGGCCGGAACCTCTTCCTGAATACCATCCTCCAAATTGAACTTAACCGTGGTAGTGCATGAGCGAAGAGTTGCGTAGGTTTCAAAAACCGTAATAGGCAAAACTAAAATATCTTTTGCAGAAGGTCTGGTTAGCAAAACTTCCAAAGAACCTTCCTGATTTACCGGGTATAACGACGCATTATACTTGAACCTTAAAATATTAGGCAACAAAAGATCAAAGTCAAAATTCGAGAACCCGGCAGGAGGGGTTCCCCATACAGTGCCGGATTTCGACCGACTCCACTTCTCCACTTCTATCGTTTGAAACATTACTGGATTATTCGCCCCCGGATAAACGCTAGGTGAAGGTCCGTTGTCGTAAATAGGCTGCTGCCGGAATACCGCGAGGGCTTCCACCTTGGTGTAATCAGATAAAGCCCTCGGCAAAGCGACCTCAAACTCCATTTTTTCATCAGATTTTACATTCATTTTAATGCCCTGTTTATTTTAGCTTTAAGGACCCTAAGATTGCTTGGGTTATTGTTAAGTGTGTTCCCGTCAATATGATCTACATCCCTACCGTCGCCTTTATGAACGCGCCCTTCCTGCATCAATTTTCTTCGGGCTGCGTTGCGTCCTGCTCGGCGGCGAATTTGTTCCGGCTTGGAGTGGTAGTCCCGATATTCTTTTGCGTAGTCTCTCATAATTTTGATTTTGAGGATATAGCAGCAGCCCCTTGCATGTCGGCAATTGCCCTTCTTTGCTGAACATCCACTGCCTCTTCCACGCGTCTCTCGCGGCGCTCCTGCATTTCTTGTTGATGTTTTTCCGCGCTCATTCGCATCTTCAATTGCTCCGCAAGTAACTTTTGCTGGGCTTCGGGCGTCAACTGATTGGCTTCCGCCAACTTTTCTTTCATCTGTTGGTGCTCTGAGACCAGTGCCGTCATCTGGCGCTCTGACTCGGCTTGCTGCGCCTTGGCAGCGTTTTCAGCTTGAGCTTGCAACTCATCGCGGACGCGGTTTGCCATCGCGCTCAATTGCTGAACTCGTTGAATCATCACTTTTACTTCATCGCGGCGAGTCAAATCCTCCGTCAAACGAGCAACATGTTCCTCCAAATGCGCGACCAAAAGACTTAACGCCCTATAAGCTGCTTGAGGGTCGTTACCCCCTTGAAGAGTTGCTTGCTCCAAGACATTCGCAGCTTGAAGGTGAATTTGCGCGTGGATGAAGTGGTTTTCCCCTGGGGAAACGGGGATGAAGCTACCGCTTGAAATCGTCGCATTCTCAAGAACTGCAATTTTAGCATCAACGGGGGGACGAAGTGCCGAGGGCGGCGCTGGGAGATAACGGTCAACAGTTTCTTGCCCGAGTCGGGCGGCAATCCGGTCCCGCAGAAGATTGACGCGACCCATCTCATCCAAGCTCCCAAAAATCTGCATGGTTTCGTCAACGGCTGCGGTTCTCGCTTGAGGGGAGCCAAACCCGATTGCGCGAACAGGGTCCACCTGAAACACGCGGTAAATTGCTTCTTCGGGGACGCCGCGCTTCAAACAACGCTTACGAAACTCGATGGCTTCTTTACCTCCTGGCTCCTTTGCGGTGTATCCTCGCCTAGAAATACGCATGTAAATTTCTTTCAGAAGTCGCTTCCAAGGATGATAGAAAAGATTGATGGCGCTACTGGTAAGAATGGCTTCTTTCTGTAGCTGCGCCTTGACCTCGTAAGCCGTCCGAGACTGCCCTTCAGGAGTAACAGCGCGTGTCTGATAAGCGCCGGTGTTATTCTGCATCTGCATCGCCATGTCATTAATGACGGGCAGAATGTTCTGCTGCATATTAGGAACAGCCTTATCAACGATTTTAAGCCCTGGAGGAAACAGGGCGTATGGCCCGTAATAGGTCAATGTCAAATCATCGAGCGCCCTAGAGCTACTGTCTGAAGGTTGAACGATCAGAGAAGATGATAGCAACGCTCCGTCCACCAACCCGCAGCGCAAGCGATTGATGACCTGGATGTGTGGATAAATTTTGAAGCCAAGACCTCTGATGCCGTGGTAAGTGCCGTTACCCACCCCATAAGTAAAAGTGACAAAACAATTCGTAGTTGAAGAAAAACGATCGCACTTCTTAAAAAGAAATTTTTCGTCATTCTTTTTTCCATCTCTCCCATTCGGAAGCGGGTCTTGGAGAAAGATTAAATGGCTTACCTTTCCAGAAAACTCCCGCACCCACATGTGAACCACGCGGATAACCTTACTCTTAGCGGTTCCGTATAAAAGATCGTTATTCTTTAATTCAACCTCTAGGCGCTCCCAATCCCCTACAGTCGAAGTAGTCTCCTGCGCGCACGCGCGCTTCAAGGCTTCGCGGACAGTTTTAACATCCCACCCCAAACCCCTCGCCACTTCAGGGTCTCGGATGAATTGATAAAGCTCATCGGCGCGAAAGTCCCGCTCTAGAGTAGCGACTTCAATCTCGGATTCGTTGGCGCGCGTCCCCCTAGGGATTCGAAACTCATTAAAGCCGGTCACGCGATACCGCCAATCAATCTCGTCCTCAAAGTAACATACGCCTACTCCATGAGACACGAAGATGTCCGAAAGACGTTGATGGTTAAACTCGAATTCTTTCCACTCTCTCAAGACGCGATGAAACTCTTCCGAAATAATGTCATTCCATTCGGCGGATTGCTCAGGAGTTCCATAGCTGGTTTTGACGCGAGCAAGCATGTCCACCGAATTCGTAAGGTCGTAGTATCCCGCCAACGCCTGCTCTTTAATCGCTGCTGCCTCCCCGAAATCCAAATTCGTGCGGTCGGCTTGATTAACTTCCCGAAGATCATTCGCGTTAAACGGGGGCGTCCCGTTAAACATCCCGTCGATGAGCGCGCGATTTCGTGAACTTCCTTCATCGGCTTTCTTCAACGACAGATAAATAGATCGGGCTGCATGAACGTCTGCTACTCTTTCCTTGGGTGCAGTCCCAGTGATTAGGTCAACTCCTTTAAGGTCCAGTGGTTCGGGGCTGCTTGTCATTTTTGTGATTTTACTCGGTTATTAACTTTCTGCAACAACTTTTTTAGAACTTTATCAGCATTTACATGCGCGTCCTCAATCTCCTCAACAGTGGCCTCATCCAAATCGGGCTGGCAAGCATGGGTGATTTCGTGACGCAAAGTTTGCTCAACATCAAATTGAGGGTTCAAAAAAATAGTTTTTGTTAAGTAACAACATACGCCGTGCAGGGGCGCCCATCCGTTTTCAGATTTAACTGGCGCAAGACGCTTAACGACGATTCGCCACCATCTTCCACGAATCCGAACTCGTGAGGTAGGCCAATCTTTCATTAGACCTCCATGATTTTTTCCAACGTCCGACCTTTAGGAGAAGTTATTAAACCAGAATTCCACTGAATTCGATTACCTGATAAAACCACTCCTGCGCCTTTACTTCCATCTTTGCGGCGAACTTTTGCGCCTTCAGTAAAGGGCCACTTCGAAGGAGAAGGTTTTCCTGGTGCATCTTTACTCTTCCTTGAACTTAAACTGTAGCACTGTATGCTAACAATCTTTCCTTCGATTGCATCCCAAATCGGAAATTTGTCCACCAGAACATCTTTGGACTTAATCGCGGAGCGCAAGTTATCGTTTACCCGCGATTCGCTGCACCCGAGTTTTTCCGCTACTTGAGCGCGTGTCAGCCATCCCTCGGGGACGGGGCGGACGCTTTTGGCCTTGTGTTTAACGACGAGTGCTTTCCACGGGTTCATAAATTTTAGTCTTCGACAAAGATGGGCCAAGTTCCTGTGCGCCCCCTGCGGCTGTCGAAAAGGAATAGTGACTGCTGTGGAGGCTCATAGGGGGCCTTTATGGAAATTGAGTATGCGTTATGTCCTATCAATGAGCCATTTGAAATCCATTTCGGATTCTGCTGGCTCTGATGCCAGTGCCCGAAAATATCGAGGTCGGCTACGCGCCCTTTGTTCCAGTTGGCGATGGCTTTTTCTACAGGTATGGTGAGACCGCCCACGCCCCCCTTGTAAACGAGCGAATCCCCGTGGTGCAGGCGGAAGGTTTTACCGTAAACTTCGAGATAGGTGTGGTAAGACTCGCCGATGATCCACGTCACTTTATCGGTGATTTCCTGTTCCAGAATTTTATACAGCAACCACTCGTAAGAATTCTTCCAACTCGTGCCGTGGCGCGGCTTAATCGTCGTGCGCCCGTGATTGCCAACGGAACAGGGAATAATGATCTGGTCGAAATTACCCTCGTTGCGAAGGGTGTTGATGAACTTGGCAACCCGCTCCTTCAACCACAGAACCGTCTGAGTCGGAGTGAGTTCGTTCTCCTCGCGGAGTTCCTCGTGAATGAATCCGGACATTAAATCCCCCAACAAAGCAAGAACTAGTATGGGGATGTCAGTTCCTCCTCGCTGAATCTCTATCAAGCGAAGGGCTTTTTTACAAAAGCGTTCGATTCGGCGGTCAGCGACTTCCAGATTGAACGCGTTAAGGTTTGACACAGTTCTCGGATCGACGCTCTCCTCAACATGCCAGTCGCTCGCGACAATCACTGCTGCTGATTCCCTAGCTGCCTTGCTTTTGCGGTCAATCTTGAAAGTCTGCCCTGACACGGGCGTAGATTTCAAAAGCGACGCCACATCAACCTGTGCGTTGAGGTCAGCAATGACCTGTTGGTAACTGCTAATCTGTTTTTTCAGTTCATCGACCTCGGCCTTGTGGGCGCGCGCGGTGGAACTGCGTTCGACTTCTTGCCAGACGTTAGATTGGTTTTGTTTCGGCATAGTGTGGTGCGGGTGAAGAGAATAGTGACCTACTGTAAAAGTTTTGTGATAGACTGGCTCGTATTCTTCCCTCATACCCTAGGGCGACACGCTTCGAAGTGCATAGCGTCATAACCCCAAAAGGCCCCCGCACTAGTCCACCCTTCTTTGGCGAACTCTTCCATCACCTCCAAGGGCATATCGGCTACGAGAGGCCACGGGTCCTTGAATGTATTGTCGTCCGCGTCAAGGTCGATAGCTGCTCCCCACGCATGGACCGAGAGACGGGTCCCCCCGCGTTTGTTTCGGAAATTGTAAATACCCCCAAAATCCTGCACCGGCTCTAAAACGTCTCTATTTTTCTCATGTAAGGAGTCAGCTAAATCTTTTATGTTTTTAAGAACACGCAACAAAGAATCGGCTACTTTCTTGTGGCATCTGCTTCGGGTAACAATCTTCCCTCCAAAAAACAAAGGGAACGGAAACTGAATAGAAACAAGATTTTCCTCCCCAGGTTCCCCGTAAAATTCACGCAGCGCTTCCTGAGTAGGCCAAGGCCAAGGATTCGGAATCGGCATCAGGGACCGAAGATGATCCTTGCATCGAGCAATGCTCTTCGGCCCCCAAAATCCATCAGGAGTAGCGCCGATTCGGCGCTGTATTTTCTGAATTTGCTCAGTTGTCATTCCTTCCAGGCATAGAAGTCCATTGAGTTAACCGGGAATGTTCCCGCTCAATCTTTTCAAGTCTTGCGATAACCGCCTCAAGCTCATCCCTGGTAACGAACTTTCGCTTCAACATCGCAACCGCTACTTCACACTCTACCAGGTTTTTTAATAGAAACTTCATACCCGGCTGCTTGTTAGGCTCTCCGGTTTGAAGGGCGTTCGGTATATTGTCTGGGACTACAGAAGGAAGTATCCCATTAAGGTTCTCAATTGTTACTTCTCCGTCAGCCATTATTTACCCTTTCGAATGACATTGATAAGGCCAACCAGCCCAAGCCCTGCGACGAGGATTTGCTCTTGAAGGGCAGGCTCCAGTTTAAGTCCTAGGGCGGTGGCAACGAGGATTAGCCCCCTCCATGTTGAATTTTCCGAGAGGCGTTGAAGGATGATTTCTACAATTTTCATTTGTCTTTCAGTAGTTTGGGTTTGCTTAATTTGAACTTCTCCCAAGCGTAAAGCTCGGAATAGTTCGGGTTGCGTTCAGGGGAAGATTTTGGAATGTATGAAACATCAACTTTAATAAATATATCGCCCATTTGCCCTCTCTGCTCGCCAAAGGGCGGGACGGGAATGGTTACACATCCTGAAAGAGCGAGGGCTGCGAAAACTGACAAAATTTTTGTATTCACTTGGCTTTCTCCAACGAGCGGATTCGCTGTTCATGGTCTGCGAGAATAAAGTCATGTCGCTTGTCGGTTTCCGCATTTTGCTCCATGCGAATTAGGACCTGCTCGATTTTTTCGATGCGTTGATTAGAAGCGATGAATTCTTCCTTGGTCACAAACCTCGTTCCAAGCAACGCCACCGCCGCGAGTGCCACCGTGGTTGCTATTTTAAGCACCACGTCCCAATAGCGAATGACATCAGTGGAACTCATGTAGAGAGCAGGGCGAATGCTTCTTGTGTCGTCTCCTCGAAGGTGAACGGGGCGGCGGGCCAGTCACTTTTCGGCGTTGGGTCTTGAACAAAAGTAGCGAGGATTCCGTTGATCCAAGCACGAACGGCGGTGAGTTTCGGGCTGTTGCCCAAAACCGAGGCGAGTTGGTTTTCTAGGTCGAGGAGCGTGACCAATCGCATCGACGAGAATCCTTGGCTGGAAAGCCATTCCTCCGCAGTAAAAAGAGATTTCTCTTCCGTTAAAAAACAAGACCCCATTTCTTGTCTGTATGTGAAAATGCGATCCCCACTTTGAAGTGGGGTGCCCTCCGCCAAAAGAACCGCATCCTCGCGGGCAATGACCTTAGTTGGCGGAACATTTGGGCCTGCCACCAATTTCCCCGTCTCGATGATGATTTCAGTATTTGTCATAGGTTAAACTTGCTCCAAAGTAATTGTGCAATCTTGCAGGGTAGCCCCGTTGCCGTTGTTGTAAGCGGCAAAATAAACACGGTAATACTCCCATCCAGCCGTGGACCCAGTTGTGATTATGTCGGAAACTCTTGAGTGAATTTCAATCGCTCCGCTTCCAAGCGCGCCCACGCCCGATGTCCCGTGGAAGTCTCTTAGGCCCGGGATAGTTGACTCGCCGGTGCCGATAATAACACGGCGAACGACGCAGTGCAGCCCGTCGTTGAAAGCGCCCGTCTGTCGAATGACCGCACGAACGCGGTATTGGGCGTTGGGGCCAAATATATCGACCGGATTGACAACAAAATTGGCGTTGCCGACCGGGTAAAATCCCCACCCACCCAGAGGAGAACCGTTGAACGGAAAATCACCGTTGGTCATCGCCGCGTTAAGGTTGTAATTACTATTTTGAAAAACTTGATTGTAGTTTTGAAGAATGACCCCCGGACCATACTTGCGAAGGCCCGCCGCGCCAGTATCCCCCCGTGGGATCGTTAAACTCAAAGTCTGGCTCGGGGCCGTCCCACTGACCGTAGCACTCGCGGAAGACCCCGCTGCGCCTGTCGTGATTGTTCCGATAGAAAGGGTATTTGCGGGGCCGACCAAAGAAACACCCTGCCCCCAGCTGCCAGTTACTCTCGGACCAAAGATTCGATTCGTGGCAGTGTTAATGTAGAAATCCCCGTCTGTTCCGATCTCCGCCTGCGGTGCCGGGTCCACGGTTCCGTTGAAGATGGTCTTTCCGTTAGCCCCCGTGTATCCGATCAAATTCACACCGGCGGGCCAAGTTCCCCCCGCACCCTTGGGGCCGAAAATTTGGTTAGCGGACGTGTTAATGTAGAAGTCACCTTCAACCCCCGTGCCAACTCCCGGATTCCCGCTACCAGACAAAATTGTTTTGCCATTGGTGCCGTTAGTCCCGTTAGTCCCCGCATCCCCCCGAGGGATCGTTAGATTCAGTGCTTGGCTTGGTGCTGACCCGCTAATCGTGGCACTCGCGGAAGACCCCGCTGCGCCTGTCGTTACCGTTCCGATAGACAGAGTGCTGAGTGCGCCGATAGCTGCCGCTGTAGGCAGCGGATGCACATGGTCGGCGCGAGCGTAGCTTGTAGAAGTTCCTGCGGC